ATCACATGCGCGTGCATCTTGCACAAGCTGTTGATCATATCTATCCTGTGCTTAATCGCTATGACGATCTGTTCCATACCGGATACAGAGAGTCAGACGGTAAAGCCAGACTAGCCGATATACGTCTCCTCAATAAGATCCAAGAAGTTGCGGATCTTATCTTCACACGCTTCGACGAGCTCAACGTACTCGAGTTTAGTAATGAGTGCGAAGAGAACGCTTTAGGCGTGGGCTTTAAACATGGCCCTGGTGCTGTAGCGGAAAGACTCAAGAACTCTGAGAAATCAGGGTTCCCAAACTGGCCGCAAAAGCTCCAACATACCTTTCCATATGAGTACTGCGGGAAAACCGTAGGCGCTCCTATGGATCGGCCACCTAATCATGAAGTGGCCGCTCGTCTAATTTGCGTGCCGAAGACCGCAAAAGGTCCTAGGCTTATTGCAGCAGAGCCGACAGCACATCAGTGGTGTCAGCAACTGGTGCTCAGATTCTTGTTTGATCAGTGTCGACGGCATTTTGGCTCGTCGTTCATTGACTTCAAGGATCAAAGCAAATCAGGCGCGTTGGTGTTGGATGCTTCCCGTGACCGTTATCTGGCGACAGTAGATCTATCTGACGCTAGTGATCGGCTTACGTGTTGGACCGTGGAACGCGTATTTCGGACGAATGAGTCCATTTTACGCGCTCTGCACGCCGCACGTACGAGGTACATTAGAGATGAAATCTCTGATGTTATGAGCTTCCTGTTATTATGGAAGTTTGCCTCGCAGGGTACAGCAACGACGTTCCCAGTGATGAGCCTTGTCATGCTCTGTATCGCCTTGGGTTTTACCCTCGGTGATTCAGAATGTGTGACTTGGCCCAAAATAAAGGAACTTCGTACCAAGGTTCGTGTCTTTGGTGATGATATCATCATTCCTAGACACGGGTACGAGCGACTAGTGAGAGCCATGGAACTCCTTCAGTTGAAAGTGAATCTAGCCAAAAGCTATGTTCACGGACACTTTAGAGAGTCCTGTGGCACCGATGGTTTCGGGGGTTATGACATTACCCCTTCAAAACCTCGAACACTAGTTGCCGACAGTCCGGCATCGTGCCAGGCTGTAGTAGACACATCCAAC